CATGGTGCGCTGAGGGACATAATATCCTCTGAGTCTCCTTACAGAGAACAAGTGTTTGAAAGCCTAAAGACTCTTGCCTCTAAGGATTATGCTATAGGCAAGTTGATGAGAGATGCGGAGGAGGTTTACTCCAGCTTGAAGAACACCGACCTTCCGTTGTATCAGGAGGAGGTTATTGCCAGAGTTATAGAAGGCATTGGGTATGCTGATCTTAAGCCGTCAACCATAAAGAGGCTGTCCGATTACTTTAAGGATCTTATCTCTCGCGTTTTCGGCGGTAGCAGCCCTTATAACATAACTTCTAGCGATGACTTTTTAGCTATAGCCAGAAAGTTTAACAGGGCAGCAGCCACAGGAGCTCAGACGGAGGTAATATCTGACCTCAGGACGGAAGGCACACAAGCCACCGTCACTTCTGCTAGAAGATACCCATCACTCAAAAACCAAGAGGTTACTTTCTTCGAGAACGTAGGAACCAGATTCTCTCCTCGGATGAAAATCAGCAAGATGTTTGTTGATGATTATTTTGATTTCAGAGAGAAGTGGGCCGACAAGACCGACAACGGAAGAAGGAAGGACTTGCTTCAGAATGCGTATTTTGTAGACAGCAACGGCAAGCCAAGAAAGATTGATCATCCCACCCCGATAAGAGGTTATGTGAAGCCATTGACTGAGGTGGCTCAAGAAGCTCAAGCAGAGAACGAAATAATTGAAAAGACCAGCCCAGAGATAGTTCAGCTTCAGACGATTATCTCTAACATGATGCCAGCGTCTCAGGTATCTTCGTTCAATAACGTCACGGAATTTGCTGAGTATGCCATGGACCTGTTTAAAAACAGTGAGGCTCGGATCAAGAAAGCTTATGGGATAGCGGATTTTCAGGATTATGATAGTGAAGGACTAAAAAAATATCTAGTAGATGCTTATACGTATGAGGCTCTTGTGGCTATGTCTACTCATCCCGAGGCGCTTGGCTGGTATGATGAGAAGACTACAAATGCGCTTTCTATTATTTCTTTGGTCCACCCAGAGATCTCTACAGACGAGACGTCAGAAGCTGTATTCAAGCTTGCGCTCGCTATAACATCCAACGGGAACAAAGTAGATAAGAATTTTGAAGAGGCCGACAGTCAGTATACTTTCTTTAAGCAGACTGGCAGATTCAAGCAGACTAATAACGTTGGTGTTCAGTCAGACGGCATAAACAAGACTTTTGAGTTCTTGAACTTGCTCTTGGACAAGGGCGTTACCCTACAGCAACTTTCTTTCTTCTTGACTAAGAAATTCTCGGTGTCTGACTTGGCATACAAGGACAAGAATGGAAAGACCGTTAAGCTTATCAGCGGTGAACTGAACTCAACTGAAGTATACGGGGCGTCTATCTTAGGGCCAAAAATAGGTAACGGGTTCTTTATGAACCTGTATGGGGAGTTTGGTCAGCTAACCATGGACCGCTGGTTTATGCGCACCTATGGCAGGCTTACTGGAACCCTCTTGAAAGAGACTGACTTTGATAAAGCGTCAGCTAGACTTGAGTCTGCTGTAGATAATTTGTCTGAGTCGGATGTAAATCTGATAGATTCTTATAACGATAAGTTTTCTTCCGCAACACTTGAAGACAAGGCTAACATCATCGCTAAGCTGGCTATGATCAAGAGCGTAAGGGAAGAGCTTTTCTCTCAGAACGCTAACTTGGCCGAAGTCAGAAAGGCTTCTAATGAGTTTAAGAAATCTTCTGGTGGGGAACTGGCTGACTCACCCAGAAACGGTTCTGAGCGCAGGTTCATAAGAAATGTTTTTAAATCAGTAGAGCAAAATCTGTTGGCCCAGTACGGGGTATCTATAAACCAAGCAGACCTTCAGGCTGTACTTTGGTATCCCGAAAAGGCGCTGTACAAAAAGATGAAGGAACCCGTCTCGAAAAACGAGATGAACATAGATACAAATGAACAACCAGACTACGAAACAGCCGCAGGAAAACTTGCAAGAGGCAAGTACGGGATCACCGATGACAAAATCAACCAAGTCGTTAGATCCGCAGGAGCTACAGCAAGAGCCGCTGCCAATAGGGGATCTTTCGCAAGAAGATTTGGAGAGCTTGGCGAGTACGGTGATAGAATTGCTGGGAAAGTCAAAGAAGTAATATCTGCCGTAAATGAGGGTGATGACGCTGCTGTCATTGAACTCAGAAAGCAGTTGGACAGCCTTTCTATCCCCCGCCCAGTAGGTCCGAATCCAGACAACGGAACCTATAACATGGTTACTTCTTTACGCAAGAAGCCAGCCCCAAGGTCCCCAGAAACGTCTACTGGTGAGACGTGGGATGCGTTTGACAGAAGCTGGTTCCAAACTTCTCTGGACAACGTACAAAGGAAGTTCCAAGACAAGTACAAAGAGATTTGGGTTCTTCAAGAGGGCGTAAGGAAGTCAAAGGGCGGGCAGCTGGAGGAAGATCAAGACTTCAAGATGGCTGAAGAGCTTATGTATGGGAAGGCCGCAGAAGATCTAAAGGCTCTTGACAAAAACACTCAGGAGATTTACGATTACATGCGTAAGAACAACATCTCCGACGATGAGTTGACAGACTTCCTGTATGCTATGCATGCCGAGGAAAGAAACAAGGCTCTTGAAGAGAGGACTAACGGAAAAAATACCATGGGGTCTGGTATAACAACGGAAGACGCTAATAATTATTTAAAATCTATTCCAAGAGATAAGAGGGCAAAGCTGGACGAACTTTCTAAGAAGGTCTATGCCATAGCTAAAAACACCAGAGAGACCATGGTTAAGTATAACCTAGAGTCAAAAGAGTCTGTTGACGTGTGGGAATCCATGTACACCAACTACGTTCCGCTCTGGGGTTTTGCTTTGGACGAGAAAAACGAGGACAGTAACTACTATCCGACTGGTGGCGCTGGTATTCAATCTGGGAGATCTCCAGTTAAAAAGGCCAAGGGTAGATTCACTGAAGCCACCCACCTCCTCGCCAACGTCATATCTCAGAACGCTGCTGTACACATTCAGGCCAGAAAGAACGAAGCTCTTCAGAGCCTATACAACCTTGTTCAAAACAACCCGAACGAAAAGGTTTGGTATATATCAGCAAAAGCAAAAAACCCTAACAAGGCTGTTGGCGTTAGAATAAACGGCAGGGAGATGTACATAATCTTCCAGAACGAACGTCATGCTATGGCCTTGAAGGATGCTAGCACAGCTAAGCTAAATGACATGGGCAGGCTCTTGATGAACTCTGCTCAGTTCGTTAGGATGGCATTCACTACATACTCACCTGAATTTGTTTTCGACAACTTCGTGAGGGACATACAGATGGCTATGGCAAACGTCATGGCAGAGGCAGATATGGAGGGCGGTATCATTAAGGGAAAAGACATAGCTGAAGCAACGTTGAGTAACGTAGCAAAGAACACAAAGGCTGTACTTAAGCTTTCGTTTAATCCAAATGCCAAAGTAGACCCCAAGGTAAAGGCTTACTGGAACGAGTTCCTTGAAGATGGGGGTAAGACGGGGTGGATGTATACTCAGCCTCTTAGTGAAATTCAGGCTCAGATAGATAGAGAGACAGATCCCGATAGACGTGCAGCTAGGGCGGCTAAGATTGCAAAAGAAAAGATAGGCGGAACCGTAGAGGCTGTAAACGATGCTATAGAAAACACCACCAGATTCGCCGCTTACATGGCGGCTAGAGACGCGGGTGTTTCTAGACAGAAATCTGCTCAGCTTGCGAAAAACCTTACGGTAAACTTTAATAAGTCTGGGGAGTACGGATCAGTTCTTAATACTTTTTATTTGTTCTTCAACTCTTCTGTTCAGGGTTCTTATAGGCTGCTTAAGACTATGATTACCCTTACCGACAAGAAGAAGCCTAATGGGGAGCTTGAGTCTTGGTATAAGAGGCTCAATGGTGGCCAGAAGCTTGCCGCTGGACTCACTGTAATGGGGGCTATGCTTACGCTATACAACATGGCCGTTAGCGAAGATGATGAGGAAGGTTTTGATCACTACGACTCAATTCCTGAATACGAGAAGAGCAGAAACCTGATCTTTATGACCAGCGGTAAATCTCACGTAGCCCTCCCTCTTCCGTACGGTTTGAGCATGTTCCCAGGATTTGGAAGGATTGTGTCAGAGACGTCAGATGGGAGAAAGGAACCGCTTGAAGCGACTGTAGACATAGTCAATATGGTGTTCTCTAACTTCTCACCCATTTCATTCGGTGAAAGTGAAAAGCCGTTTGGCTTCGCTAAATCTTTTGTTCCTAGCATGTTAAGACCTTTTGTGGATCTTATGACCAACGAAAGCTATTTCGCTGAAAAGATCTACAGAGAAAAGCTTGACTATGAGGTGGCTAGATCCAACTCATCTCTTGCCTACAGATCAAAAGACTTCGTTAAAGAATTTTTCTCTTGGATGAATGATGTTACTGGGGGCGATGAGTTTGAGTCTGGGGCGGTAGACGTGAACCCAGATGCCTTAAGCTATCTCTTTGGTTACTATACTGGAGGCGCTGGAAGATTCGTGGGTAAAGTGATAAACGTGATGGACAAAACCGCCTCTGGCGAAGACGTGAGTTTTAACGACATTCCATGGATTGGGAAGTACTACAAGGAAAGGCCAGAGTGGTACAGCGTAAGCGCGTACTACGATGCTATGGATGAGGTAAAGCTTCTTATAGAGCAATACAAAGCTTCTGATGTTGAGGAAAGAAAAGACCCTAAGTTCAAAGACATCATCTCTATGTATGAGGCGATGAAAACAGCTGAACGTAGGATGCGTATGATAAGAAAAGAGAAAAGGGCTATGAAGTCATCTGGTAACACCACTGACCCTTACTTTATGGAAAGACAGAAGCAAATAAAGGACGCTGAGGATCAAGCAATTATGGAGTTCAACAGAGCCTATAATGCAACACAGAAATGAAAGACAGGAGGAAACTAAAGGATACCAAGGTAGGCGTATGGCTCAAGGATAAGGCTCCCCAAGTCTTAGACACTGTAGGAGAACTGCTTCCAGATCAAGGTGCTTTAGGTGTGGTTAAGAGACTGATTGATCTTGACCCCAACATGACTGCACAAGAGAAGATGGAATTTGAAAAGATGCTGTTGGATTATGAATCAAATGCTCAGAATAACGTAACTGAAAGGTGGAAGGCGGATATGCTGTCCGATTCTTGGCTGTCTAAGAATATAAGACCGCTAATCCTTTCATACTTAATACTTTCGTTCACTGTGTTCATGGCCATAGACGCAATCACGCACATAGAGTTCCATATAAAAGAGCCATATATTGACACTTTTAGCATACTAATGACTACCGCTTTTACTGCGTATTTTGCAGGTCGATCCTACGAGAAAGTTCAAATAAAAAAGAGATGAGAAATTTAATTGCCGCTATATTTATAGCCACTTCGTTTGGGGTTTATGCCCAAGAAGAATGCTTTGTAATGGGCCTTCAGGAAGACATCCTTCCTAAGGACTACACAAAGAGCAGAACAGTCTATTCCCCAAAAGAGATTAAGTGTGTCGTGCACATACTGTGGGATACAGCCTTCGCCAATAGTATGATCCCTGAGGACATCATCATAGATGCTATGGATCAACTAAATGTGGACTTCGAAGGCACTGACATTTCCTTTGTGCTGGAGGACATAGACTATACTAACCTGAATAACTTTGGATGGGCAGCCTCATATAGAGCTAGTAGTGGCGTTTGCTTTCCTGATTACGGCACACAGATGACTCAGTGGACAAACATGGTCAAATGGAACACGGCTGAATACTGTAACATCTATGTGGCTCCTGAGTTCTGTAGCTCAATCCTAGGCTTTGCTTGGGTCACCTACGTTCCTTACAGCGTTCTTGACGGGGTCTGGGTGGAGACAGAGGTTTTTGGTACAAGCGGCCCCCATCTAACATTTAGATTCGAAAATGAAACCCTTACCCATGAGATGGGTCACTACTGTGGATTGCACCACGTATTCAAGAATGGGTACGGTGCTGTGTCTAACTGCGGGCAACACCTAGGTCCTTGTGAGCACAGCGGAGACTTTGTCTGTGATACTCCTCCCACAAAAGTTAGCCAAGGATGCCCAGATGAACCTGGATACTACTGTCCAGCCAGCATGTATGGGGGCGTAGAGTTCCACCCCAACAACCACATGGACTACTGTCCAGAGGAATGCAGAGACGTATTTACTGATGGACAAATAGAGCGTATGCATGCGATGCTTGAATACCAAAGATCTGATCTGTTCTCGGATGAGGTATTCTGCTTTGGTGATTTGGACGGGGACTGTATGGTTGGGACATCAGATCTTTTAGTTATTTTATCGTATATTGGTTGTCAGTTCTGTACTGAAGGGGATATTGACTTGGATCACATGGTGACATCAAATGACCTGCTGTACTTGCTGAATGTATACGGCCAAGAGTGCAACTGTGACGGGATTCAAATTCCAGACCAGCACGCAATTAGACCAGAAACGACACAAGAATTGCTTCAAAAACTACAAGAATATGCCAAGAGCGGTAAAGAGAAGACAGGTTACTAAAGGCACATGGACTGTCGGAATTGATGATAGTGAAGTACCCGTGACTGGCAAAGAGGTTGTCGTGACCAGAAAAGACGGGACCGTAAAGAAGAGATCGTTTAAGGCCAAAGGCGAGGGCGTTAAGATAAAAGACAAAACAAGGTTTAGATAAAAGAAAAGGGGCTAACGCCCCTTCTCCGAAGTGATATAGCTGGCTTACCCAGCATTCTGAGATCGGTTTCATCTCACTGGACATGCTCCTGAATCACAATCTGTGATGTCAAGATCTTCAAACCTAACCCCATCTACAGAAACCAGAGGCTTGACCATCGCAGACATCTCTTCGTACTTCTCTTTAGAGATTTCTTCCAGCGGAGCCTGATCGAATCCGTGTTCGTTGTGCAGCAAAAAAGAGACAGTCTTCACGTTCTTGTAGTTATCGCTGAGCCACTTCTTGATGTCATCTAACTCTTCTTTCCTGTAGTAGATCGTGACAGACACAGCGTTATCTGACCATTCTTTTTGAAGGCGCTTTATGACCTCAAGCTGGTCTATAGCCGTCATGTCTGCCGCAAGCTTAGTGCCTTCAGGGAACTTACACGGGAAGCTAACCACCTCTGTGCTATGGTCTTCTGTACCGTCGAAGTTTCTAACAAACTCTACAGGATAGCCAGCCTCTTTTGCTGCGTTCACCAGAGGCGTACCAGAAGCCATTCTGATTCTGCGGATATAGTGCTGGCTGTAAGCTGGGTGAGCACCTGGGGTAACACCAGCGAGAAGGCTAAGCGTTCCAGATGGTTTCACGGTAGTCAGCTTGATGCTTTGATTGAATCCAGAAATCTTCGAGTACTCTTCGTCGTATGCTCTGAGGTATACGTAGCAGTCGCTAAGCCAAGAACGCTGCTGTTCTGTAGCCTGAAGATAACCCGTGACTCCGATTCCCATACGCATATTCTTGTGTACGATATGCTCTGTCTCTGGAACAGCACACTTGATTGCAAGGCTGTGCTTGTTGACTCGGTACAGATACCTAGCAACCTTTTTCAATTCAGCATAAGACTCGATATTCGGCAGGTAGATCTCTGCCAAGCAACAGGTTTCAAAGTTTGCAAGGCTCTGCTCTGCACACGGGTTGAATCCCTGCACGTCTGGATCTGGGTACTCGGTCTCATGGGTGCGCCCCATGCGTCGAGCTGCCACGAGATTGATCAATCCGTATGGCTCTCCGTTGCCTTTGTAACCCTCCCAAAATTCTTCTGGCAGGAGATCTGTATTGGAGCATACCACACTGTTATTCGACATGGCTCTCCAGTTAGGGATGTTGCCAAGGTCCCAACGCTTAGCGTTCAAGTACGCCACATCGGTAGCGTCACCTATAGCGATCTGTGCAGATCGTCTCACGTTACCAGCCACCACGATTCGTCCGATGATGTTCATGATGTCGAGGCAGTCCACTGAAGTCAGGTTTTCCCCGTTCTTCCCGTTGAGCAGCTTGTTGATCTCGAACATACCCCAAACCAAATCCTCAGGACCGCTTGCTACGCCTCCGAATCCCTTGATAGGAGAGCCCTTAGAGCGAATCAAATGAGTGGCGAAGGTGAATCCCTTCCCAGTCTTGAATGAAGCCTCTAGAACCCTCTTAAGAAGCTCTACCCACCCCTCTCTGCTGTCAGGAACAATGAAGTCTGCATCATTGCGATCGACTCGTTCGATCTTGACGTTAGGGTATGGGCGATGAAGAGACTCTACGTTACACTGCTGAATGTTAAATCCAACGCCGCTACCAAGCATAAGCATCTCAAACGCCCAAGTGAATGGACGTATCTCTTCGTCCACGACCACGAAAGCGCAGTTCTGCAACGAAGGCAGTCCAAGTTTATCTACGGTGTCTGTGCCTAGCTGCCACAAGAACCGCCCAGCTACCGTGCCCTTCAACTCCATCATGATGTCTTTCAGGTCTTCCTGTTCAGACTGATTGAAGTTGCATCCAAGCTGCTCGTTGCATGCTTTCACAACTCTGTTTACGGTGTCTTCCCATTCTTCGGTAAGACCATTACCTAGCTGACGGGCATAGGTTCGCTTGAAGACGGGGTATCCTACCTCGCCCCAAGCAATGCTTGAAGGATCATAAGTTTTCATCAAAAAATTTTAAGAGAGCCTACAAATATAGGATGCAATCGGGGCCATAATCCCACGTCCTATAACTTTCTAACGAGCTAATATCCACTAAGTTAATCTTAGTTATCTCATCGTTCCTCCCGCTACGCGTATACCTTTTCCTATACGCGTCCTTCTTTGAAGACGTGTACTCAAGAGGCACGTGCTCTTCGCACCACATAGCAAGATCTATTCTGTCGACCACTACAAAACCAGCCATCTCTGGCATGTCAAACGCGATGATGCTTGCATGCCCATACATCCATCCATCTTCCCCCTTGACATTCTTGAACTCGCACCATATCTCGTCAGACGTTGATTCTCTTTTAACGTCTACGCCCCATGGCCCTTTTCCGCTGTACGTCAAGTAGTAGTCGATATGGAAGAAGATGTCTACGTCAGCAGAAGACTTTACTACGTCGAACCCAAGGGCCTTGGCAGAGGACACGAACCTAAGTTCAGAGTCCTTGCCCTTGGCCTTCGAGTAAGCATACCTCTGCCTACTTACTGACATTACTTATTGTATTCCTTTACGGACTGCCGTATCAAGTCTATCTCCACAAGGGTTTGTTTCTGAAACTTTTTGATGTCCTCTAGCACATCCTCAATTTCAGTAACAGCCTCCCCCTTTTTCGTGTGGATCTTCTCGTAAAGTTCTGTACTTGCTTCGGCTATCCTGCTACAAGCTATGTAGTACATTCTGGAGAGTTCAGATCTTTCCATCTCTTATCAATCTTAGGATTTCTTCTATCGTTTCGTCTATCTGTTGCTTGTTCTTCGGCATGAACAAGGCTGGCATTTGCCCTCCCCTTTCATGCAGCATTTTCAAGAACATCTTCCAACGAAGCGGAAAGGTATGCTGACTTGGCGTAAATCCTTTTGTTTCGATAATAAAATTGTGATCTTTTCCAACAAAGTCAGGGGTATACCCTATCCTAAGTACGGTTTTGTTTGTCCTGTCGGAGAGTTCTTTACTCTGCTTGGTCATCTTCATGTATACACCATTGTATACGAAGGCGTCTTGCAGGGTGTAATCTATCTCCTCGTACATGAAAGCTATGTCATTCATGGCTAGCATGTCCGCACAATACTTCTCAAGGGATGACTTGTATCTCCCGAGAACTCTCTTCCTAGGCGTCTTCCTAGGTTGAGTGCCAGTTCTTCTTCGGCGCATCCCCTAAAGTTACATCAATTATCTAGGAAGGAATTGTTTGGCTTCAGTTTGTTAAAATCTTCATAAACATCAAAAGCATTTGTGATCGGCTCAAACAACTCTTTAGAATTATCTACAGACCTAAACGCTGTGTAAGAGCTATTTATGACCAACAGGACGGGGTCGTCGATAGGTGTTGGTGATCCCCCAGTCTTTACCTCCCTCACCTTCCTGATGTGGATTTCCGTGGTTTTCCTCCCGTTTGGGTCAGGAGACTGAATCTTTCTGTGGATGGTTATGAAGCAGTCTGACCTGTTCACGAACTTCCCACCGCCTTCAGTATCCTCTGCGTACGGGGCTACAGGCAGGCCATCGTCACCCTTCCTACGCTGGGCTTCTGTGACGGCGTGCATGTTCAACCAAACCGCAACATCATTCGCCTTGCTGAACGTCAAGAACTCTGAAGCCGCCTCGTAGTGGTAGTCGTGCACCCCAATCCCATTTGCCTTCAGGTCAATACGAAGGCTGTTGTATGGGTCGATGAATGCTGCGTCTAGCTTCCTGTGATTCATAGTTTTTTCCATAAATAAAATCAAATCGGAGTAGCTATACACTTGGGTGTTATTTACCACCACAAAGTGATCGTTCACCCATTTGAAAGCAAGCTTCCTTTGGTTGTAGTCCATCTCGTTGATACGCTTGTTAGTGGCGAACTCCATGATGGTCATCTTCACGCTCCATGTGGTATTCTCTGACGAGTACACAAACCACTTCCAGCCATGACGTACTGAGGCATTCACCATCAGGTACAGAGCCATGGTCGTCTTACCTACGTTGCTGTGCCCGTTGATGATCACGAACTCACGCTTGTAGCGGAAGTACCTATCCATCTTATCGCTTCCCGTGTCCAACCCAAGCTGGATATTCCCGTCAGCGAAATCTGTGATCAGCTTGTAGTCCATGTCGTCGGATGAGATGAATGACATGTCCCCGTCATTGATCTGCATCTGTCGCCTGATTGACTTCTCGTCGTTGATGATGTCGGAGATAGGCGTCTTCTTTCCTTCCTCGATCCCATCTCTGATTGTATTCGTTGCATGGACGATGGAGTCTACATCTTTCTTTTCGATCTCTCTAATAAGAACCCTGATGACCTCCTCCTCCTCCATCCTGCCTGAGGCTATGTACCCACCGCATAGCCGAGCAGCACGAAGCAGCGTGGAATGCTTCTCCCCGTCTTTGGCCTGACGGATCATGAGGGCCGCGAGGTTTAACTTCAGGTAGTCTGTGTAGCCCTCGTTTTTATTTACGATCTGCTGCTTGTCTAGCTGCTGCTCACTGATCAACCCGCCAAAGGACTGACTCTCCTCGTTGATTACGATGTCTTCGTCGTATGACTCGAAGCATGCACGTGATTCATTGATACCCGTCTCGTCAGCCCTGAGGCCATAGTGCTTCTCGAAGTACGCAGCCAGAGCCCTAAAGTGGTCCCTGTGCTTCTCGGGGTTGCTTACCTTGCTAAGAATCTTAAGCCCCTTCCCGCTAGGCGAAACCCAGCAAGCGTAGACGTAAGGATCAGTTCCAACAACGCTTTTAGACCCATCAGCATCAACGTTATCAAAGTCCAAAACGATAAGACCATTGTGCTCAAGTAGAGCAGCATCACTGCGGGAAGAGAATACACCACTGAAAAGTATTGCGGGCAGTTTAGTTTTTGAGTTTAGGTCGCCTCCTCGGACAGAGTCAATGCGCTCTTTCGATGCGCCAGTCTTGATCCGATTCAAGGCTGTCTTTACGTCTACGTGGTAAGGATTGTCTTTCTGATACAGATCCTTAAATACGGTCACCTTCATCCTCTGATTTCTTTCGCTTTGTCGATGTACCACTTGGCCTTCTCAATGTCTCTTTCCACTGGCTCGTAAGGCTTAGACCCAGCCCTCATCTTATACTTGAAGGCGTTCATCTCACAGAAGGATACGAACTTCTCTTCGCCCCATATGCAGATCATCATCTCCCATGTCTCCATGGCAAAGTCGTTGTAATGCTTAGGATGATTCACTAACTCGCATGGCTCGACTGGTAGCCCAGGAATACTTTTTTTGTTAGCTTTTTTATCCTGAACTCTTTTTCCGATTTGTGTGTCTTTGGGTAGCATTGGCTATTTATTATGTCGATTGACCTTTGATCCTTGAATATATCCGATGGCACTTCAGAATGTGTGATGCAGTAAACGGCCTTCGGAATAAAGGATTTATTTTTCTTGAACTCGATCTCTAGCTCTAGATAGAAAATCGGTATCTGGCTTTTCTGCACGGAACTTAACCTTTATGACTTCAGCTATCTCTTTGAAATTCATCTTGCCGACCTTACAGTCTTCTTTTGCCATCACTACGCAGTTGTCACCAACTTTGTTCTGTATCCATAAGATAACGAACTCCTCGTCAAATGAAGGAAGTTCTACGTTGAAGTCTTTGTGATCCTGTACGCTGATCAGAAACTTCGATGGCCCCTTCTTGCCTGTGGCCTGAAAAGAGTAGGGGCCCAGGACGTTTACGTCCCGTAACCCCCACTCAAATTCAGCGTAACAGGCAAACAGTTTAGAAAGGGAGGTCGGTGTCGTTGGCTTGAACAACGTTGCTCGCCTTAGGTTTCGGTTGTGCAGGTGCGGCCTCAGATGCCTTTGCGCGAGGGTTGTATACGGCGCAGTACCACTTGCCCTTAGAGCTTTTCTTCAGGCTCACGTATACGTTCCCGCCTTTGCCATCTTCGTCACGAGCCGTGACATATCGGTCAAGCATGTCCTTGATCTCGTGATCCTTGAAGCGTACACGAAGTTCGTACATGTCACCCGATTCATTACGCTTCGGGTCTTCCACGTATCCGATGAAGTCGGATGTGTAGGTGGTTTGGTTTTCTTTGTTTTTCATCATATCAATTTAATTGATGGTTATACTTCGTAAGTGAGGTAATCGAGCATTGGGTCAACGTCAGAGTTGACAAACCTATTGATTTTAGAGACAGCATCCAAGAACTTCATCTCCCCAGTGAAGAGGGTCTGTTCCGTGCATTTCACCACTGCGGGAAGATACGGGTACGTCTTCTCCTGAACAACCCAGTAGAAATCTTTGATGCCTGTAGCCTTGCTGTAGATATACGCTTGGATGTCATAGCACAGCTTGTTTACATCAAACCTGAACCCGTCTACACTTCTCGACGACTTGCTGTCAGAAATGAACCCATCGCCAAGGCAGTCGATATATCCTTTGACTAAGACGCCATTGATTTCCTGCTTGATCTCCACTTGGTAGTTCCCAGTCAGGTAACGATCGTATATGCCTGACGTAACCAGTCGATCAATCATCTCGTTGGCTTTTTTCCAGTCGTCGGGACTGCACAACGTCTTGCCTTTGTCTGCGTATTCAAGCACAAGTGCTGCCTTCATTTCCTTAAACTCGTTCGTAGCCGTAGGACTCTTGGTCTCTTGCGTCTTTGTCGAACACCGCTGAATCACCAAGTCGTTATCAAATACGACATAAGTACCCATGGCTTTCTGACGATCGAACAGCAACATGTCATACATGGTCCCGAACTCTAGCGCATCTGAAGTGTACTCAAGTTTCCCCTGCATGTACAGGTCAAACAGCGCCATGTCATCAAGAGCTTTCTTGATGGAAGAGTACGACAAGTGTTCCTTGCCGTACTTCTCGCCTAACTTCTTTGACAGAATCATCGTACGAACTTCTTAAGCGCCTCTTTTTGCTGATCAGTCAACACGTCTCCGTAATGCTTGATCACGCTTTCGTACGCCGCAGTTCGGTTCTTCGCCGCCTTCATGTATGCAACAGCCTTATCCATCACGCTCAACTCTTTCGCTGGAGGGCTATCCACTACCTTGTCTGGTGTCTGTGCTGCCTCCTCAGCTGCTATGGCGTATCGTGCTGCCGCCCCACCTACAGGCACACTTCCTGATTCCTTGCCGTGTGTATTCGTGGAGTCGCTGTCTTTGGTATCGTCGATCAGGAACATACCGTTGAGGGCATACTTACGAGCATATGATGACGTGGCCCCAGTGACCTGAGAAGCGTCCATGCCCTTCTTTGAATCTTCCTCACGGGCCTGAGCCTGCACATTGACTACGTTACCTTCGAAGTCAAAAACAACTACTTCAGCACGGACATATACACGGCCTTCGTATGAAACGATGTCGTCGCTAATCGTCATGCCCAGTTCATGCTTTGCGAGGATTGGCTTGACTGCTTCGAGGATGTCTTCGCATGAGCGATAGTTGTACTTCCCGAAGCTGTTGAACTGACCCTTGGGGGCCTTCAACTCTGCCTGTACGGCAGATAGTTTTTTGTGAATAGACATTGAATTGAACTTTTACCTTAGTATCTGTTTTTTACTTTTTCGTAGGCTTGGGATGCCTTGGACAGGTATCCAGCGTAGTGATTTGAAAACCTGTTGTAGGTTTCTAGATTTCGGTCAATGTTGTATGTGGTTGTCCGATCCATGCGCATGGCCTCGCTAAATGTGCGCCGATCAAACGTCTTTGTAATCACCTCATACAAGGCTGCCCGAGCCTCTATGATTGGGCGGAGCCTACGCCGTTGAGAACAGCTAAACCCCAACAACTCACTGTACTCCTCTGCGATGGCTCGAACCATCAACACACCTGATGCGTCTGTCATGCTGAATAAAATTTTACTGTGATCTCGTTTCTAATATCCAAGTATTCCGCTACGGCCTTCACTACCTCTGCACACATATGTGTGTATGACTGCATCATGTCAAGTGTGTCTGAGTTTGTCTTAAGGCCAAGGTCGTCCTCAATGGAGGCAGACATCCGTTCGTCTTCACACATCTTGCTGATCAGCGACTCGCTAAAGTCAACCAACGACTCCTCGAATGACGAGGTGAACTCTGTGGCAGGTGACGTAATCCACTTCTCCAAACCGCATTCATTTATATCTTCTACTGCGAACATGTAAGCAAGATGCTGCGACCTGCTACACCCTTTCATCCTTGCTTGGATTAAATTCAGGGCTTCCTTCTTGTCCATGTATATTACTGATTCGTGTACTGAACTTCTGATGCAATCCAACAAAGGATGCCTCGCTTTGATGCAAGCTCAAGGCTTGGGGTAGCATAATAATTTACGTTGTCAGGAGTGTAGATGTACACTCGCTCGACATCAACAACAGATTCGTTCATTTGTCTTTTATGAAAACTCCATTAACGGTCTTTCCAGTACGCGCTTTGATCTCATCGTATGCGCTTTGAAGGCACTCCTCAGGTGAAAGGCCGAGTTGATAGGACAGAATGATGATAGTGACAAGCACGTCACCGATCGCATCTACGGTTGCTTCGTGGTTGTTCTTAGCGAGTGAACCCGCAAGTTCACCTACTTCCTCCATAACCTTAAGCATCTGCCTGCTTGAGTTCTCTTTCTTAATCAGTCCTTTGTCCTTGGCCCAAAGAGCGACGAGCATCTCAAGGTCGTCAAGGGTTCTTTGTTTTTGGTTATCGGTCATAACATAAAAATTGGTGGTGAACTTGTGTCAGGTACGTTCTTCTTGAACTCGTATACGTAGTAATCGTAGTGCTTACCGAACTCTTCTTTGTGATTCCTTGCGGCCTCTATGGCTGCGTCTTTGTCCCCATAAACACCCACAGGAAATGTAAACACATCCAGTCGGGTGTTACGTGTGGCGGTAATTACATACATCATTTAGAATCCATAATTTTTCGCCTCTTGCCTGATCTCAAGCATCTTCAGCGAGAACTCTGCGTACATGTCAAAAAGAGATTCTTTATCGTCACCCGCTGACACCCTGTCCACGAGAGCGTCGATCCGAGCGATCATCTGATCGAACAGCATAGCCTTGTCTTTGAGTTCGTTTTGCTTTTGGATGTGCGTCATTTCTTCCGTGATGTTCATGTTTGGAGGTTCGGTGTTTGGTTTCTCCGATGTCAAGACGCCGCAAAGGTACAGGGTGTTTTCCACATATCCTAAGAAATCAGCGACTTTTTGTTTCGAACTTTAGTTCGGTTTTTTATTTTGTCAGATGCACATTATCAGGTACCCAGCCAAGTAAATGATTACATACATGAGTATTACGCTGATGACATCAGTGATTACGTTAGGCATTGCTTTCTTTTTCATTTGTCTTGAACTCGATTAGTTGCTCTCGCAATTCGATGTTGTTTGTGATTGTTATGGCCCATCCAAGGATGGTGATGATCCACAGGGATGACTCGTAGAAGGGGTGTATCATTCGTTGTCGTGCAAAAATGATAGGCCATACTCATACAGCATCTCCCC